TGACGATGCCACTTGGAGAGATAATATTCTAGCTGGAAAATTCGAGGATACTGAAAGTATCCCTGGATGGGGTAGACGATACAAAGTTAGAATCATGGGTCTCCATGATAAGGAGGAGGAGACAATCCCCTCTGATCAGTTGCCATGGGCTAATATCATGTATCCAGTTACTGCTGGATCTGGTGGTGCAAACGCATTCCAAACATCAAACCTGAGACAAGGTATGTTCGTGTTTGGTTTTTTCCTTGACGGAAAAGACCAACAAGTTCCTGTTATCATGGGAGTCCTGGGCAGCAACGCTCAAACTCCAATGCAAACCACCATTGGCAATAATGCATCTAATTTTGCTGCCACCAGTGGTTTTTCAGAATCAGCAAAAGGAGAAAAAGATCCCAATATAACTCCTCCTGATGAGGCATTAGTTACAACAAAACCAAAAACTAAACAAGATCAACAAGAAACTGCTGACCCTCCGCCAACAGTTGAATTAGATAATCGTGGACTTAGAACAGACAAACCACCAACTAAAGGTGATTTAGCCACGGTTCTTGCTGCTGAGGAGGAGGCACTTCAAAAGGCATTAGATAAGGAGGCAGCAGAAGAATTAGTTAGAAAGCGAGTAGAGCAAACAAAAGCAAGAAAGAAAGCACTCGTTAACTCACCTGTATCACCATCTCAACCAGGAGCAACAAAAGAAAATCCAGATGCTATGCACCAGTTAAATGCTGGTGACGTGAAGCGTGAAACTAAGATGCAAGAAAAAATTGTCTTGATGAAACCAGATAATATGGTTGAGTCAGCAACAAAGGCAATACAAACTCAACTTGACAATATCATCCAAAAAGTAAACTCATTCTTAGAATCTATTCAAAGTTACATTGATGCAGTTTCAAGTCCAATGAGTATCATACAGGACTTACAGAAATTGAT